AAAGTGCTATTTTCTGCTGATGCAGTTCTCTGTTGTACAATACCCCAGACAGTCCTTCCGGGGGATAATGTAGTGGTATCCGTGGACAAAGTACCAGAAAACCAATCTTCATTTGACGCTACTACATCAAAATCAACTGTAGTTGCAGGAGATAATTGTCCCAGTAAATAATTTTTATTTATATAATCGCAGACAGCTTTTGCGTCAGCAGCAACATTTGGTAGTAATAATCTGATATACGTTTTTTTTGAATTATTTATGTTGGTTAAACTCTGGGTGACTTCATTGAATTCGGCTTCAATTCTGTCCTCCAGATCATTCATATTGGCAGCATTAAAAGCATCACCTTCCTGTGAGATTGTTCCTTCATCCCTTGCAACTGTCACAAGATTTGTGCTGCCATCTTCCATTGTAAGCAGTCGGCGGTTAATATACTCTGCAATTCGATTTTTCCATGTTTTCTTTGTAAATCCCATAATATGTCCTCTCTTCCTATAATAATAGTCCGGTATCATCTCCGGCATATATCTCTGATCCACAGTAATAATTGAAGTTGTTAAGTAAAATGCCATACACATCATCCAATATTTTCTCAATATCATTCATCTTCTGGTATGTATTGACTGGCATACTCGGTGTCTTCGGCGTGTCTCCATGAATCATGTACGCATTTCTGATAACCTCTGTGTTATTTATGACTGATATTAAAAATGTCTCATTTGGATGTTCTGGAACGTCTGCAACCGTAAGATTAAGTTCCAGCACATCTGATAATAACTTTGTGTTATTCTGGATTCTCTGCATATCTGATCGATTCAGTGCGCCTTTCATCCCGGCAAGCCATTCTGTTTTTTCGTCTACATTGAAATTATCCCATCCTTTCTGTAACAACTCCAACATGCGATCCACATCACTCTGTGACCGGTCCGTCACTGTCTGCATCCACACTAGCATAAGCAACCACCTCACTTTTCAGACGCTCATTTTCTTCTTTTAAAGCTTTGTTTTCCTTTGTGAGCTTCAGATTTTCTTTTCTAAGCTCGTCATAATAAGGATTAATTGGATTGTAATTCATCAGATCAGCACATCTCCTCCCGTATATAATTCAGTTCCGGCAAACACATCCTCAGTAACGACAATTGAGTAACCCATGCATGTTGCTGTTGCGATAAATCCACCTGTCAAATCAAGCGTCTGGCTCTCAATCAATGTTGTCGATGTTTTGCCACCGATGGAATTTATATTCGCCCAATTTCCTACCTGCTCTAAGTCAATCAGGTACTTCATTCCCACCTTTTTTCTCAAGGCATGATAATCCAAAAGATAAGCGGCGATATCAGGTAATATATCAGCATTATAAATGGTGCATCCACTGTACTTCTTTATATTTTCTGTCTCTCCAGCTTCGATTTTATCCACATGTTTCTCATAAGAAAAAGTGGTATTTGCATATTTAATACCTGTGATCTGGCACTGTCCGGCATCCGGCATGTTAATGATGAGATAATTTGTTTTTACTTCTTTCAGAGTGCCGACACTTGCCGTGATGGACGATGGAAGATATGGACTTGAGAATGTGATCTTGGTATCTCCGGCCGGCAATGTTTTCTTATAAATGTCTGAGTTTTTTTCTTCCAATGCATAGTTTTTCATCTCAATATTCACACCAGAGATATATTTTTCAAGAGATACTTTCGTATTTCCATTAAATTTGCGATCCGTCCCGACAGTGGATTTCACATATCTGTCTGGCTTATAAACCTTGATGGTATCGCTCCGGCTGTCATCTGCTACCGCACCACACGCAAAGCATACCTGTTGCAATGCCTTACGGCACGTCTGGATGGCTAAATAGCCACTTAAAAGTATGTTACCGACTTCTTCATCAATCGTATATTTTTTGATACCGGCAGTGGCAAATATCGCATTCAGTATCACTTCTGCACGGACATTGTTATATACCTGTCCGTCATAAAATGTATACTTATCTAATAACCCAACTACATCAATCAACTTAAATTTTGCAATATTCTTTGAAAAAGAAAAATCGTCGATAAAGAATGCTCCCATAGGAATCATGTTTCCGTTATTAAACTCTGACAATGTGACTTCCTGCGTTTTCTGCACACTCTTCCATGCTCCGTTTTCGTTTTCTGCGTCAAAATCATTATTCATATCGACAATTGAAATATCTGCTTCGTTAATAGACAAGGCTGCAGAGGTCACATCAATGTCCTCCTGCACCTTGGCTGTCTGGATCATATCCTTATCCCACACGATATATTTTCCATATAAAATATACTGAAGCTTAATATATCTCTGTGGAAAAGTGGTCTTTACAAATTCAATCTCAATTTTTCCATAATTATGCACCTGTGTATTGCAAACATAAATAAGGCTGTCCGGGTAAAATGTCTCTGTGATTAATTTTGTACCGGCGATTGTATACCATGTGATTTTCAGCTCTGCTGGTGGCTCATCTTCAAAATAAAGTGTGATCGCTGCGGACGTGTGCTGCTCTTGGAACGTGACTGTAATCTTAGGATCTGTTTCAAAAGTACAATCTTCCTTCGATAACGCATCATTCCAAAATGCAATGTCTTTCGGATTTTCCGTCAATACGCTTTTACTTCCATCTAGCACAAATTGGTTCAGTTCAAAAGTCCCATAACTTTTCTGTTCCGTCTGTTCTGCAAATAACTCTATTGAACCTATGCCCTGGTTATCATCTGTCGTGACCGAAGTATCCGCAAGTGCGGTAACATCTATAAATTTCATTTCTGCCCTGCAATATGTTCTCATAAATGCCCCCTTACGGTGTCTTAAATGGTTTTTTACTCGTCATTTTCCAAGACAATCCTTTATATTTCGCTCCGTTGTCAAATACCTTTTCTACTTCATCTTTAATGGATGAAAAATACCCATAGAAATCAAACTGCTTGCTTGCATCCGGTAAAGATACATGATGGAATCTGTTTTCACAATCTGTTATATGATCCATCAGTTTATCATAAAGTCCCGGATCGTCTATTGTTCCAATTGAAATTGTATAGTTCTTATAGATTCCTATACTCTCAATATGAATATCGCCGTCCTCTGTCCTCTCTGCATACTTTTCCAGAAAGTCCAGTGTCCTCTGAATAGACACCAGAGGGATATTATATGTAATTCCATCAATGATAAGTCCTTGCGTGTACTTATATTTCATTTTATCCCTCCGCTATCCCAAGTCTTATTTCTTCATCTTGTAAATACGGCAGATTGATTCTTGCGAACTCTTTACCATCCACCGCCAGTACTACTGTCTTTGCACCGCTGTAGTCCGGCATTTTGCTTACAAGCTTCGATGCAAGGTCATCCATCCAGCCGGTATTATTTTCAAGCGGTAGGACAGCTTCTCTTCCGGCTTCTCCAATTTCTGCAAGTGTCCTTCCGGTTGTTACGCCACCGTTGGCAAGACGAGGCAGATTTACAGTAGGAATTGTCGGAATACTTGGATGCCATGATCCGCCACCCAAAAAATCAGGTAAATCAAATCCAATGCTGTTAAAGCCAGAAATCAATGAATTGATACCATTAATAACCCGGTTTACCATATTTTCAAACATCTGGATAACACTGTTCACAAAATCTTTTACTGATTTTTCTGCCTGGCGTAATGCTTTGTCTGTGTCTTTCGTAAGTAATGCATGAATTGCGGCGAATACAAGTTTTACCCCTGCCAGCAAAAAATTGATCAGATCTAAAATAAAATCGACGCTGTCTTTTATATTCTGGCTCAGGTTTTTAATAATCGGCAGAATTACCGGAAGCACATTTTCAATAATCCATGCAATAATCGGCTGCAAAATATTTGTCCATAAATCGTTCAGTATGTCTATTACGATTCCCATTATTTCGAAAATATTATCAAACACAGGCTTTAAATGATTTTCATAGGTATCCTCAAACATTAACGCCAGATTCTGTAAAATAGGCTG